TTCTGTATCGGCTTACAAGTCAATGAAGAAGACCCTAGCGATGACACTAGAGAAATAGTGTTACTTAAGAATAGGTTTACTGGCGAAGTAGGCCAAGCCGACACACTGCAATACAACCGCACTACTGGAAGGTTAATCGAAGCCGACTCCAGATTCTAAAAAAAGCAACACAAACGTCGAAAACTAAAGGAGAGACATAATGTCTTCAACAGAGCAAACTCGTCTTGAAAAAAAGTTCATTAAGTACCACCAAAAAAACCCAGAAGTATGGCGTGAGTTTAAACGCTATGCTTTTGAAGCGATAGAAGCAGGCAGGACAAGCTACTCAGCTAGATTCATCATCCATAAAATACGATGGGATTCCAACATACAGGCAAAGTCACCACGGTCTTTCAAAATCAGTGACCACGCCTCACCGTACTATGCTCGACTATTCCACGCTACATTTCCTGCCTACACAGGTCTATTCCAAATACTCACCCCTGACAGCAATTTGCAAACAGTACGGAATAGCGTACATCAAGTAGAGATGTCTCTATGAAACAGGCCATCTTTGACATCGAAACCAATGGGCTGCTCAAAGACTTAACGACAATCCACTGCATAGCTATTAAAGACGGTCAGCAAAGCGATAGGCGTGTTCAGTCTGTCAAAAGCTACCGCCCTCACCAGATCGAAGAGGCTCTCAAAGTACTAGAGGATGCAGAAGAAATCGTAGGTCACAACATCATAGGCTTTGACATCCCTGCTATCCAAAAGCTACATCCAGGATGGAAGCCTAAAGGCAAAGTGACTGACACTTTAGTTCTCTCACGGCTCATGAAAGCCGACTTAATGAATGACGACGCAACCTGTGCCGCGCACCCCGACGGCTTTACTAAAAGGCTGTGGGGTTCTCATTCGTTAAAGGCTTGGGGTTTACGATTAGGTAACCTCAAGGGTGATTATGACGGAGGTTGGGCGACATTTAACGAAGATATGCTTCTGTACATGGAGCAAGATGTTGCAGTCACTTTTGATTTACTTAAGGTTTTAAAGCGCGACAAAGACTTCTCTCAACAGTCCATTGATCTTGAGCATGACCTCGCTGAGATATGCTTTCGTATTGGCAGCAACGGTTGGACATTTGATGAACCCAAGGCGGCTGAACTGTATGCCACTCTGTCTCAAAGGAGGCTTGAGTTGCAAAGACAACTAGATACTCTATTTGAACCTTGGGAGATACGCACACCGTTCACCCCCAAAGTTAACAATGAGGCTAGAGGTTACGTCAAAGGCGAAACGATAGATAAAGTCAAAGTAGTCTACTTCAACCCGAACTCTCGCAAGCACATTGCTCGTTGTCTCATAGACAAGTACAAGTGGAAGCCTAAAGTGTTTACCCCCAGTGGTGACGCTAAGATCGATGAGAATGTACTTATTGATCTGCCTTACCCAGAAGCTAAATCGCTTGCTGAATTCTTTTTAGTACAGAAGCGTATCGCGATGTTGGCTGAAGGTAATGGTGGTTGGATGAAGCTTGTGGATTCAGACGGTAAGATCAGGCACAACTTAGTGTCTCTAGGTGCTGTCAGCGGAAGGTGCGCCTGCCGTTCTCCAAATCTACAACAAGTCCCAAGTACACGCTCTGTCTACGGTAAAGAGTGCAGGGAGTTATTCACTGTGCCTAAAGGTTGGGTGTTGTGTGGAGCCGATCTATCTGGAATTGAGTTGCGATGTTTAGCGCATTTACTAGATGACGGTGGTGAGTACGCCAAGCAGATTCTAGAAAGTGATATCCATACGTTTAACCAAAAGGCGGCAGGGCTAGAGACTCGCGATCAAGCTAAGACATTTGTGTACTCCATGATCTTTGGTGGAGGTGACTCTCTCATCGGCAAAATCGTTGGTGGTGGTGCTAAAGACGGCAAGCGACTTAAAGCTGACTTTGATAAGAATGTTCCTGCGTTTAAAAGTCTAAGAAGCGAACTGGCTAGTGCCTACAAGCAGCGAGGCTTTATCAAAGGCATCGATGGCAGAAAACTCTTTGTCAGATCAGACCACCGTTGTCTCTCTCAGATTTTACAAAATGCAGGCGCTGTTATCGCCAAGCAGTGGGTAAAGCTGATTGATCAAGAAATAACTTCTCAAGGTGTCGAGGCTTACATCGTCGGCTTTATCCATGATGAAGTCCAAATCGCCTGTAAAAATAAAGAGGTAGCAGAGCATGTCGGAAATAATATCGCTAGACAAATGGCGAAAGAAAGTGGCAAAAAATATTCTCTCAAAATCCCAATCGAAGCCGACTACAGCATCGGGTCAACTTGGGCAGACACACACTGAAGAAGGTTATCAGTTGGAACACATTGTCGGCTTTTACGTTGTGCTAGACAAAGCATGGCGTTCACCTTTTAAGCTGCAAAGTAACTTCTCTCGAAAATCAGCCCTGTACGTTGCCACCTGTGCAACTTTGGGATTCATAAGTAACCAGTTTGATGAAGACGTATTCATCGACAAGTGGGCGATTACGCCCGAAGGCAGAGACTACAAGGAGACATTAGATGAAATCTTGGGTGAAATCACAGGAGGAGAGTGACTCGCAGACGCTACTAATAGATGCCGACCTCTACTTATTTAGAGCCTCAATAGTGGCTGAAGAGGAAACAGATTGGGGTGATGACATTTGGTCATTGAGTACCGATCTTAAGGTCGCAAAGGAGTTATTCACTAAGCAAATAGAAGGCTTCAAAGAGCGTACTGGCGTTGATGGTGTACTGATGTGCTTAAGCGACTCTGAGAACTTCAGAAAGACCGTTGATACCTCCTATAAGAGTGGTCGCAAAAAGACACGCAAGCCAGTTGGTTACAAAGCGATGGTTGAGTGGTGTGAAGAGACTTGGCCTAGTTGTCGGCAAGCGACTTTAGAGGCTGATGATGTCATGGGCATTTTAGGTTCTACGCCTGACTTAAAGACAGTCATTGTATCTGACGATAAAGACATGAAGACTATTCCTTGTCGGCTCTATCGTCCTACTGATGATGATCTGATGGATGTTTCTCAAGAAGCAGCCGACCTCAATTTCTACACTCAGACGCTCACTGGTGACTCTACTGATGGCTACTCTGGTTGCCCTAAAGTTGGCGCTGTTACTGCCGCTAAAATCTTAGGCAATCGCCCTGATTGGTCACTGGTTGAAAACCAATTCATTAAGTCTGGGCTGACTAGAGAAGAGGCTATCACTCAGGCTCGACTCGCTAGAATTCTGCGTAATGACGATTGGGATGCAGATAAAGAAACAATCAAACTCTGGAGTCCAAGCCGATGATTACACTAACGAAGAAGTCACCTTTAAGCGGCTTAGAGAACACGCTAACGGTTGACTGTGATGTCATTGAGTATGCGTTATGGAAACGTGGAATGCTGATACAGGACGCTATGCCCGATGTCACTACAGATGAAAGAGAGTTTTTGATATCTGGTATCTATCCTGGCGAATGGGACGAGTTCTCCACAGTTAACGGAGGTGTCTATGATCCTGACGGCTAGAGAACTGATGCAGCTTAATGCAAAAGAGACAAATACTAATACGAATTACTATGTGAATTTGGAAGATGGAGTGCAATACAAACCACAACATCACACAACGCACTTGACTAAACGTGATTCAGAAACCGCCAAAAAGCACACTAGGAGATTTGCTAATTATGCTAAATATGACCTTTAGACACGATAAACCTGACTTAGAGACACTGCGTCAAGAAGTTGATGCCCTAAGAGCAGTCCAAAAAACACTAGAAGAGTCGCTGCGGTCAACCACTGGCGCACTCGATAGAGCGATGTCTGCTTACACAATTCAAATGCTTAGATACCACGATGATTCAGCGGAGGATACCCAACATGATTGCTGACATTATACTAAGTAGCTTTGGGCTTGTTTTTATTTGCGCCACATTGATTTATTGCATCGCTGTTATTACGGAGGATAAGAAATGAATATGCCAAAATACGGTATCAACAGTGCTACCCCAGAGGATTGGAATAGACTTAGGCGCGAACACCCTGCCATAGAAAAGCCGTCGATAATCCTAGAGCGTCAAGACGAAGACATGGTTAACAGCCCAACGCATTACGCTAGTGGTTCTGTGGAGTGCATTGATGCGATCAAAGCGTCTATGACTACAGATGCTTTTAAAGGCTATCTGCGTGGCTCGATCTTGAAGTATATCTGGAGGATGTTCTACAAAGGGAAGCCCTTACAGGACGCTGAGAAGGCTCAGTGGTACTTAACTAAATTGATCTTAGAGGTAGAGGTAGAAGCCACAAAAGACTAGAAGTAAAAACTAAGGGGGATCTCATTCCCCCTTTTCCTTTTCAAACACTGCATTTACTTGCACGTTCATTTCTTCAAACACTGCATTTACTTGCACGTTCATGCGCTCAAAAAGCAGTCCTTTTAGTATCAACTCAAAGCGTCTAGGGTAAGCCTCATTCCACCTTACAAGGTTTTTACTAGGCTCATTCACCGCCTCTGCAACTTCCTGCAAACTCTTAAATCCTAAAGCTTTAACTTTTTCACTTGGTTTCATTCTGTCTCCTCATTCTAACAGTATCAGGGTCTATTCCTTGGGCAGTTGCTATGGCACATACATCATCTAGCGTAATATGCTTTGTATCTACAAGGCCAAAAACATAGCCGTAGGTTTCCCATTTATCCCAATGATCTGTATGAAAGGCTGTTTTAACTTTTAAAGAGGTCTTTTCACTTGCGGTTAAGTCCCTATTTAAAAAGTTGTTCTCAACTAGCGCGTCAATGGTTTCGCCATATAGTTTCATCACAACGCTTCACCTCTCAAAGCCTTTTGGTAATCCTCTTCACAACTGGGCGAGATAAACGAAAGTCTCTCCACATCTTGCTCCAGTAACTCCTTATACCTAGCCCAAGCAACCTTGGAGTCATCATACAATTCAAACGTATACTCTCCAAATTCCTCTGCGTGTTTCACTATGTATTTCATTACTCTTCATACCTCCGCATTATAGCGTCAACAACCACAGTAAGTGCCAGGATAAGCATAACACCCCCAAACAATACCTCTAGTATCAATATGTCTTCATTGCTCACTGGGTCACCTCCTGCGGTACATTCTCAGCGCACTCTAGTGCTAATTGGTAATCTTCTGGCGTGTTCTCAAACCCATAACCACAGCCACCCTCATCTTTATCATTGATCATGCCTATCTCAAACTCTAACGCCTCATCCAAATCTGACGGATGTACCCAAAACTCCTTGGGTTTAGACTCTATAATCGTTAAGGCGTGATCTATAACATCGGAACTCTGCGGAACTTTGATCAATATCTTACTGCGGTAAACTGCCGTCGTAAAAACCTCTATCTCGTAATAATCTTCTCGCCAATCTTTTGTAGCACTCATTGGGTCACCTCCTGTAGAGATCCAAAAAGCACTGGATAAGATGCTTCTAAATTAAGGTGATCAATGATCTTACCCATGCGGATGATCTCACTTCTAGCCCATGCGGTATCTCCAGTGCCTTCCATGATCGCGGCCAACATCACTGCGGTCTCTTCCCACGTTGGGGTCATATCTATATAAGTACTCATGCTGTCACCTCCTTCAGGCATTGGATATACTGCCGCGTTTCTCTGTGCTTAAAGTAGTCGTGATGGCTATCTGAGTGCATATACATCCAAGGATCATCTTGGTGGATGATACCACTGAAAAAAGCATTGCGAAAAGCCGCCACAGCGATTTCGTATTGATGGTCTATCTGTTTAGTGTTCATGCTGACACCTCCACATCTAATACGCCTGCCTCTTCCATAGCTTCTGGAAGTATCCACTCGCCAACTATATAGACGTACATATTTACGACACGCTCAGGCTCACTGAAGTCAGTGAAGACCTCTCCAAAGTTGCACTGCTCGTAATCCTTAATGGTCTCAATGACATCAAAAGCCATATCACCTAACCACTGCTTAGCTTGGTGTCTACCGATGATGTAGTAATCCATATTGAATATGTCGTTGTGGACATCACTAGTCTCTGTGAAGTCGTAGGCGTGACCATCGTCGGCCTGTGCTTTGGTTTCTCTCAGCCAATCAATGGCGTGGCTCTTGATCTCTTCTCGCTTGTAATCTAGTTGATATGCGTTCATAGCTACTTACCTAATAAATGAATGAGGTTTAACAATACAGACATATAAGGAAGAATGCAACTAAATATAGCCATATTACAGTCATATAAGGAAGAAACAGGACAAATAACAACCAAAAGCCCACCAAATAGCATGCTGCAAGCTACAACCTGGTAAAAACCAGGCACTAAAAGCCACCCCAAAATAATAATGGTGACCTATAGGAGTAACACCGTATTGTCGTCGTCGCAGACACTACTAACGACAAAGCATTACCCAAAGTCTCACCGCTAGTCTCTCTCGCTATCTATATAAGTACAACGGCTCCCCTCTGTTGTCCTAATAGATGCGCCTGTGTGCTAGATGGTGAGACTTTGGGTAATGCTTTACGTTGGATGTCTTAGGTTGTCTTAGGTGAACTGTGGTGGACTGTGAGGGTGTCTTTAATACCCCATTTGTAATCAACACAAATAGCCTTATCCCTAAAATTTTCAGAAGTAATGACAAATGTCTAATGGTTACACAATGGATGACTGGCGAACTACATACAGATTATATATCCGTTGCATTATAAACCCTTAGTAATCAATGAGTTAGCTACAAGACTATAGAAAACGATAGGATTCCTAGCCTAAAAACCAATGGGGCATGGGTAAATGGGCTAATGGCTTCAAAAATACCGTTAAACCCCTTGTTGTTATTGTTGTTGTTAGACCTTTTAAAGAGGAGTACTCCCCTT